ACGAGTTCTATGAACCAAACGAATTAGATGGCGATTGGGTCTGGGGTACGGAAGTAGAGATATTGGAGGATAAAGATGACTGACCGTGAGATGGAAGAAATGTTGGATGAGATATTCCGTAAAGTATTTAAGGAGGACTGGTGATGGAATATAAAATAGAGAAAAATATACCCATGCCAAATAGGAATAAAATGCGTGAGGTTGCATCTAAAATGGATGTTAAAGACAGTGTGTTTTTTGAAGGACCAAAAGGAAAATCAAAAGGATCTAACCTTTGCGTCAATCTACAAACGCTTGGACGGCAAGGTCGCTGTAGAAAAGTTGAAAATGGATATCGTGTTTGGAGGATAAAGTAATGGGTAAAGTAAAATCATGGATCATGGACCGAGAAGAGAGGGCCGCAGCTCGTGGGGCAGCAGACAAATATTATGGAAGATATCCTGTGCCTCACTTTTGGAAGGACAGCTTGGGTGTGGACTTTGTGACAGAGAAGGAAATGTCCGAGAACGAGATCGAAGCGTACTGGGAAGGGTGGCGCAACGAAGAAGACAGGAAGGACTGGGGCTGATGAAGTTATCAATATCAGATACAGGACGTGTGGTTCTTATTCCAGAAAATACAACGGTGGTTTTTACTACTGAAGGAGACTTGGCCTCATTGTG